TCAAGCTAAATCTTTCAATATCTTATCGCCGGCTCCCGTCCCGGTCCACGTATTTTCCACGTTTTTTGCCTTTTTCATCTGCCGCAAAGTGGGCAGCAAATCGGCGCGCTTTGATTCTTCGGACGCGACCACATGCTCATATCTGGCCGCTGATTTCTGGTCCCTCCACCGACCGGTCCCTACCAGCCCGCGCGTGTCCAGACCGCCATAGCGGCGCATCCATGTCGCCCACGTATGACAGAAGATGTGGAACGTCACGAAATCCACGTCTGGCCCTGCCGCTTCCTTGACCTTGGCCATGAGCGAATAGAGCCGACCGCATTTCCTGAACCGAAAGACTTTCTGTTTTCCTCGATCCAGCCCGCGCGGATGGTTGGCCAATTCGGCCACGGCGTCGGGAGGCAGGTAGACGCCACGCGGATCGTCGTTCTTCGTCTGCGGCAGGTATGCGAAAGCTTCGGCGATCATGAGCTTGTCGCATGTCAGGGACAGGGCTTCATTCAACCGGCAGCCCGTATAGAGCAAGAAGGCCAGCAGGATCGCGAACTCTCGGTCGATCTCGCAGGCCTCCGCCCACATCCGATAGGCTTGGCCGGGCTGCATCCAGTCCACGCGGGATTTCCCGCGCCAGCCTTTGGGGCGCCTGATCTTGAAGTCTAGGCCGGCATGTTTCAGGACCGCAGATATGGGCGTGTAGACGTGCCGGTTGCGGGTCATGGGAGAGGCGTTGGGATAAAGCGATACCGCAGTCCTGTCGATTTCCTGCTGGTCGATCTCCGATAGAAGCTTGTCACCCAACAGAGAGATGGGGCCGCCGTTCCATCGCTTCCTCTCGTCATCCCATGCGCCGAGATACCGAGCGTCACCGCCGCCCTCCAGATAAGCGACGGCAGCCTCAACGAATGTCGGGCCGTTCGGCTTCTCCGCTGCTACTGGCGCGGCAACGCGACCACGTTCGATCTCTCGTCGTTTCGCCGCGAGGAGTTGCTTGGCGAGCGCTTCGTTAGGAGTTCCCGTGCTCTCATCCACGCTGATTCCAAGGTACGATCCCCGGATCGTCCAGTTGGGCGACTTGCCTTTGCGCGGCGGCTTGAGTTGGATAGGCATTCCTGGACCTCCCGGCGAAGGCTTTCAACGATAGCCAGCAAATCGGCATCGGTGAATAGCTTTCGACGGCCATTCGGGACGTAGTGGGGATAACGCTTGACGATCTCCTGGAATGATCGGCGGGAAACCCGCAGCCGCGCTGCCGCCTCGTCCATGGTGTAACACACCAGCTCGGTGGCCGCCCTGCTCATGGCTTGCCATCCAGAGGGCGAGCGGAGGCATAGCGAAGCATGACCCCGCACGCCTCAGCCTCGCGCCGGTCGCATTCGTCCATCCATGCCCGCTCGTCGTCGGTCAGGTCGGTGATCGGCTTGAGCCAGCACTTGCGCGGGTCTGAAACACAATCGCTGTAGTGGACGTGTTTGCGCTCGGCATCGAGACGCCCGCGCCATATGCCGGTCGAGCCGGTTTCAGCGACGGCGCATTCATCGCCGGGTTTGACGCGCAGCCCGCCGCCTTGCCACCAGCCCAAGTCCTTCATGCGCTGCTCGGCCCGGATCAGCTCGGCAAGAGCATCCCGAACGGTCGGCATGTCCTTGGCCCGGTCTTGATCCGCCACCCTGACGGCTTCCATGATCGCCGCCGCCTCGTCCTTCGTCAGGGGGACGTGCGATCCGTCGATCAGCGTCTTGTGGCCGTAGTAGCCGGTCGCCATCTCCTTGCGCTCAGCCATGGCGGTCACCGACTGATAAGCCGTTGTCACGGATCAACCGCAGCATCGCGCCGCGATCTATCCCTAATCTGCGCGCGGCAAGAGATCGATTTCCGCCCGCCCTACGGACGGCGGCGATGATCGCTTCATGAACTTCAGCTACGTGGCGTTTTTTGATTTGGTCCCACGTCTCGACACGCTCAGCCGGCGAGCCAAGGGCCGCGCCCGCCTTCTCCATCGCCCATTCCGGTAGATCAGCGGTCATTCCCCACCCTCCCGCGCCGTGTCCAGCTTCCGCCGTAGATCGGCATTCTCGCGAAGCTGTTCGGCTATGGCGTCGGCGGCGCGATACTCAACATAGCCAGTGGGGGTAGTCGCCGAATGCCTCATCGCGCGAGCAGCGGCGGTATAGCGCAGTTCGGCTTCCAGCGCCGTGAGTTCAGCGGGGGTCATGGCGAGATTCCCTTTCTTCCCAGCCATCATTAAAGCCGATAACATATGAGCGTTCGTCAATGAGGTCTTTGGCGAACTGGAAAATCGTCTCGACGGGATCGCTTTGCCTAAGCATCATGTCTCGACCCATCTGACGATAGACCTCACGACATCGTTTACGGAGAGCAGACATAGCTTGTTCATGGGAAGTGCTCACCGCTTCTCCCCCTCTGCGAGAGCGGGACGGCCGGCAGGATCGCGTACAACCCATTCTGCCCAAAAGTATCCATCAGGAAGTGCCGGGCCGATCAGGGCAACTTGCTCATCTACTTGGCCAAGCGTCGGGCACCAGAAATCATCAACGCCATGCACAACAATGACGTGGTTCACATTGCGGGGACCGCGCCCTGTAATGATTACAGGCAGGCCGCCGCCGCGCTGATACATCGCGTTGGCGACTTCCTTGAAATCGTCTCCGAGGACGGGAATATAAATCCGGCGAAGGCCCCTAGGGTGAAGCCATGCGTCAATGAAAGCCTCATTCTCTGGCCCGGTCATTTCGTCATGCGAATGGGGAACGCTGTCGCGGTCAACGCCAAGCACACAGGCAATCGCCGTTCTGTAGCAATCACCTTGGATGCCGTTCGTCGGGTCGTGTCGGAATCCCTGCTTTTGTCGGCTCAACTTACGCATCGCCATCTCCTGCGGGAGTGGTGGCAAGAATGCGCTCGACGGTTTTCATGAAGCGGTCGATCTTGACCGGGACAATCGGATGGTCGCCTGGCACGTAACGCGCAGCCTCGAATGCTTCGCGCAGTTCCCGCCACCCCTCCGGTGTGGATGGGGCGGACGAGAGGGCGGCGAAAAGACGGGGAGCTAGGTCCATCCCTTTCCGAGAAATATCCATGAGAACGCCGTCAGGGTTGGGGTGATTGTCCCCGGACATGGCTAGGCCAAGCGCCGCACCAGATGTTTCATTTACGAAGTCGAGCGCTTCTCGCAGCGCCTCTACCTCCCCGCTATTCAGAGGGCGGGCGGTGTCGGTTGCGGGGAGACCGGCGACTAAAGAGGGCTGTTCGGATTGAGCCAGGGGGCGGTGAACAAGACGATCGCCCCCATGATCGCCAAGAGTATCGGCACCCACAACCACCCGGCGTCCATCAAGAGCACGGCTATCGACCAGAGGCTCCCCGAGATTGCTATCCGATACATGATTGCCATTCTCCTTCGTTTTTCCGTCTGGCGCAACCTGCGCTGGTGTAGCGGGGACAGGGGCGGCGAGCCAATCGTTGACCCAAATATCGTGATGCTTCTGGACGAACGCCTTGGCAATGTCGATTGAGGCGAAGCCGGAATGCTTCCGTCCGCTTTCAATCACGTATGTACCGTCATCGTCCTCATCTACGCAGGCCTCGCCAAATGCCGTATCGGCATAGTGCGCGCCACTGCGCTCATCCCACTCCAGCGCCCTCACCGCCACCGGCTTCGCTTCGCCCGTCGCTTCGAGGTAGGCGCGGATGGCGGCCGCATACGCGAGACGCGGCGGAAGCGCCGTATGCCTACAATGATCGTCGCCGGCCTCAAATGCCGCCGCCAGTCCCTTCGGATCAAGCATCCTCGCCTCCCTTGGTGAGAGCGGCGCGGGCGATCAGCATCAGAACAGTGTCGGGGTTAGCGGCTGCGATGTATTGCGCTACACCTGTCAGGTGATTTGGAACGGCAGCAATAGCCTGTCGCCCCGTCCCGAGGCCGTTGTTTCCAGCAACTGTTCTTACCCACTTGTCACCGAACAGGTGGCGCTCGTCAGACTCCCACTGGTAGTTGCCGAACCCCTCCGGCATGGCCTCTATGGCCGCAAGTATGGCAGATATTCGTTCCGGGAGTCCCGCAGTCTTGGTAGACTTGATCGTAGCCATAAGCTCGGGGAAGCGGTTCGTGTTGGCCCGCAGCCTCTCCGCATCCGCCTCACAGGAGGCGAGACGGGCGCGGAGATCGTGGACTTCCTGCGCGTATTCGGTGGCGGTCTGCTTCCAACTGCCCCGGTCTTTGCCGAGCATCACAATCCGCCTGTCCTTCTCGGATAGGGCGGTGGCGGCTTCGGCGAACAACTTACGATCCGTATGGAACACTCGGCCGTTCTCGGCGCGCTTGTTTAACCGCTCGATCAGGTCTGTTGTCTCTGGCGTCATGGGTTTGCTACCTCGTCATAGCGATAGGTCGGGATCGGGCCGTCGAAAGGCTCGCCCGTATAGAAGTCAACCGCTGGCGATCCTTCGAGACAGGCCGCGTGGCAAATTCCCATTTCGACATCGCTGGCGCACAGATCGGCCGGCTCGAATTGCTTGAGGCAGATTGGGCAGACGTGTTCGTCGTCATGGTCATACATTGCGATCTCCATCGAGAATGCTTTCAGCGTTGAGGCGGGCATGGGGGAGAAAATCGGCGATCGCTTCCATGAGAGGATCGCGGCCAGCCTCTTGGACCATCGTGAATAGGACGCCGATCAATCCGGTGAGAGTGCCGGCCATGATGGCCTGAGCCTGTTGGCCGGTATCCATGTCGCGGAAGATGGCCGCCTTGTTCGCTTCGACAGCCATGTTGCAGACCTGAATGCGGAAGCTGTCCGCCATGGCGTCGAGAGGATCGCCAGCATCGAATGGATCAGGCATTGCGGACGCTCCTCATAAGCGGCGGCAAGGGCAGCGGCGGCAGGGCCGACTTGTCGATGCGCGGGGATTTCGGGGAAGACGGAAAGCCGGCAGACTTGATCGACTGCTTCGGTCGGATCGCGCCAGTATGCTTGCCTCGGACCTTGGCGACCTTGGCCTTTTCCTTCACGTCGAGAACGGTTTTGCCGACGTGGCAATGGGAATGGGCCGGAGCGAGGTTCGTCTCACGATGACCGCCACCATTGATCAGGGCGACGACGTGGTCAGCCTGCCAGGTCTCGCCGGGTTTGATCGGCAGCTTGCAGATGTGGCAGACGCCGCCGTCGCGGTCGAATATCCGTTGGCGGATGCGTGGAGGCGCGCGCTGGTCGTCGGACGCGCCGATCCATTCCTTGACGGTTCGGGCCATCCCTACGCTCCCTTACCGACATGGGAGCGGAGGGCGATTTCAGCCGACAGCATGGCGTTCCGGCATAGGCGCAATTCACCTTCGAGATACTTCCATGCCCGATGCTTCGCCTTGCGTTCGGCAATCTGCTGTTCGATGATGGCCGCGCGACGGACCTGAGCGGCATGGAGGCAGGCGGCCTTCCTGCGGGCCAGCCATGCGAAGAAAGGTGCGAGCGGGTTCATGCTGCGACCTTCCCCATTGCCCGGAAATTCGACTGACAGGTGCGCCAAGCCTCGATGATCGCCTCGCATTTGCTGCGCTGGTTTCGGTATTCTTCATCGGCCTCGACGGCGGCATAGAAGCCTTCGCAGGCGATCTGGTATTCTTCCGTCAGGATCGCGGTCGCTTCGCGCTCGGCAACGCTGCCAGTGGCCTTGAGGAAGGCGCGAGCTTTGGCTGCTTTACGCTCGTCCTCGCGGCGCTCGCGCATTGCCTTGGCCGCCGCTGCTGGCTGTGCATGGCTTTCGAGCATGTCGAAGGCGGCATGAACGGTTTCATCGCGGATAATGAAGGTCGCCATGGCCGTCACCCCGCCGCCATGCGCCGCACCACGTCCGGCGCGTCTGAATTGTCAGGGTCGTATTTCGCCTTGAGCCGGTGAACCGTGTCGCGGAGTTCGTTCAGGAACGCGGTCACGTCCTTTTCAAGCGCGGCGATCACAATATCCTCGCGCTTCACCCGCTCAACGTGCAGCCGCATGGATTCCGGCAAGCGAGGATCGAACGACACGAAATCGCACCACTGGCGCCCGGTGCAGGCGAGCTGCCATTGGATCTGAAAAAAATACTTCTGCGGCAGTTCGCCGCCGAGAAGCGTTTCCAGATGCGTCGCGGTATTCGGGCATTTGATTTCGACAAGTCCGTCATCGCGGACAAGGCCGTCCGGTGACGCGCCAGTTTCGGCTATTGAGGGATGCGGGACGAAGCCGGTTTCGGCCACGGAAGCATCGCGGTAGAACTCATACGCAACACGCGCTTCCGGCTCCATGTCGGTTCCCCACTGCATCGCGGCGTTGGTAAACCCCTCGGATCGAACGCCAGTCAGGCGCTCGGCTACCAATTCGGCCATATAGTTCTTTCGGCCTGCGCCCCATCCCGTTTTCGTCCGAGCGCAAACGTCAGCGATGCGAGAGGCGGTAACTTTTCCCAAGCGGGCGGAAAACCATTCGTCGGTGCGCTGTTCCATGGTCAGAACCTCAAGGAAACATGGGGGATTTCGCTGGCGACAATCGCCAGCACGATCTTCTTGGCGAGGTCTTCGGCAGCGCCGACATCGATCAGGGCTTGCTTGGCCTCACCCATGACCTTGCCGCGATGCTCGCGATCTTTCTGGCGGGCGTCTTCCTCGCGCTTGGTGCGCTCAAGCTGTTCCTGGCGGTCACGTTCCTCACGTTCCGCCTTGTCCTTGATGGCACGCGCCTCTGCCTCGGCAGCGGCAACCTTCGCTGCGGCTTCACGCTCGATGCGGGCCTGTTCGGCTTTGGCTTTGGCAATTTCAGCTTGCCTAGCTTCCTCGGCGGCGCGCTCTACATTGGCCTTGTATTCGGCTTCCGCCTTTTCGCGGCGCTCCCGCTCTGCGCGTTCGTGTTCGGCGCGCTCTTTCGCCTCACGTTCCGCCTGCTCACGCGCTTCTTGTTCCGCACGAAGACGTGCGAGGTCGGCGGCATCCTGCTCCGCCTTTAACGCGGAGGCATGGGTTGCTTCGAGAGAGCGCAGAGCCGCCTGTTTCGCGTTCTCTATGTCTTCGGTGTTTCCAAGGAAGATTGCAGGATCAATGACAAGATCGCGCAAATCCCCAATCGTATCGGATATGTACTGGGCGGAAGCGCCATGCGGCAGCACCGCAAGTTCTTGCAGCCGCGAACGAACTTTCGTCGCTTCCTGCTCCCGGGCCTTCTCGGCGTTTTCCCAATCCGTTAGCGGACGGCGAACATCTTCGGCCAATGCGTCCAGTTCATCGCGGATTTTTCTGCGCTGTGCATCAACCGCGTTGATCTTGGCGCGAGCTTCCTCGTTGAGCTTCTTGCCAGCTTCGTCTATTGCGGTTTTGGACCGCGTGACCTTATAGGCGAGGCTGGCGATTTCCTTGCGACCCCGTTCCGTGGTCAAGTCCGGGATATGATTGCCAACCTCGGCTTTGATGCGCTGGTAGAACTCGGAATACGTCTTGGGATCGGTAAGGACCGCCACAGGATTTTCGAGAGTTACAGGAAGTGTCTGGTTCATGACTGAGCCCTCCGCTTCTTTTCCAGCATCGCAAGGGCGCGCGGCAGATTCCCGGTCGTAATCTCCGGCACTGCTTCCACGCCCATGTACTGACAGAATTTCTGAATGTCCGTGTCCGTGGCCTCGATCAGTGCGAGAACCTTAGAAACCTGTTCCTGGCTGATCGGATCGGAATGCTGGGCATCCGACTTAGCGCCGTCATCGTCTTCGGCGGCGGCAAGTCCAAGCGCTGCCTTGAGCGTCATCCGCTGCAAATATGTCAGGGTGGACCCGACTTGCTGGATTGCGTTCTTGTTCCCGCTATCGTCGCGCGGGCCGGAAAGAGTTGTTTCCTCAAAATAGCCTTGCCGGTGCGTAATGATGCACGTCACGGTGATTGGCTCGTTGGGCGCATTCGTCGTCTTGAAGCGGTAGGACAGGCCGTACTTTCCAAGGATCGGATTGACGGTCGCAGCGATCTCGGCGAGGTCTTCATGCCGGTAGTGAGTGCGGCCCTTGCTGGACGTGAAGTCAACCGTCCGGTTCTTGCGGATTGTCGGTATTTCAGCCTTGGCCGAAGCCATCGCCTCATCGAAAGCCTTGCGGCCCTGATTGGCTTCCCACCGCTCTTGCAGTGCCAGAAGCTTCTCCAGCGTGTCAGGATCGGCGCCGGCAACCAAGGCTCGGTCGATCATATCCATCGGCGTGACGGCGGTGGACTGAGCGGCCACGATTTCGCGCCGGGGCGCCACTTCCTCATGCTCGACGGTGAGGGCAGTTGCTGCGCTGGTCATGCCGTTTTCCTTCCGATTTGAAACTGATCCCGCTGCACACGCGAGACGATTGCCATGGCCTCGTCCACAGACAGGCCGGCAGTGATAAGAGCGATGATCCAACGGGAGAGAGGCAAGGACCGCCCGCCCGCATGGGAGTGGGGAGCGGGGATCATGGGACGATCCGGTTCATGGCGTTGCAAATGGCGTCCGCACGAAGCGGACCGGCATATTCGGACGTGTTGAAGGTCTTGCCGTCTGAATGGATCGCGCGGACGCTGGTGTAATTGAGCGTCACGGCTACCGGCACACCAGTGCTGTCGTAGATCGTGCGGCCTTTGACTCGCCAAGGCAGGTTCAATTGATGGTTGCTCATGGCGTCAGAACCCCATCCACAGCCGCCCCAATCAGAATGGCGGCGCAAATGATCCAGCACAGGAACCAGGGGCGGTCAGATGCCCAATTGCAGGCGGCATCGAGAAGGGCGTCGGCAGTACGCATTACTCTGCCGCCTCCGATGCCATGTCGGCCTCTTCCTTGTCGCGCGACCAGTCGTATTCCTCGTAGGCCTCGACAGCCTCGATGATCTCGTCCTTGTCGGAAGCGTCCTTGATCTGCTGAAATAGATCGCCAAGGCCGTAGAGCATGGAACGGGCAGCGCGCTTGGCGTCCGCCGCCTGTTTCAGCGCCGCGTTCTCAATCTGGTAGTCGCAGACGCGAAGGCTCTTGTCGTATTGCTTGACGACCCATTCGACGCTGACGTTCTGACCGTCCGCGATAGCCTGTGCTGCTGCCGTGGCCTCGTCTTCGGTGGAGAACAGGCGCGCCTCGTCATAAACCGAACCGCTGCCGATCCCGGTCTCAACGCACATGTATCGCGCGCCCTCGTCGTACGCGCCCTTGGCCGTGTTCACCTGAATGCTTCCGATGGTCAGCTTCTGCACGTACGGCACGAAAGCCGAGTAATCGAGCAATAGGTCACGATCGGAATTGTAGCTGGTGGAGCACCGTGGGCAGTCGAACTCGTATTCACCGCCAGCCGGCGAGGTGGCCTTCCACTTCCTGACGCCTTTGCAGTCAGGGCAGGGATGCCGCTTCTTTTCCGTGGTCGTGGACGCAAAGTAGACGACATCTCCAACGGAATATTTCGTTGTCAGCGTAGCCATCACGCCGTCTCCTTGGTCTGGCGGGCCTGAAAGGCGGCGTAGTGCGCGCGGCTTTCAGCATCGCGGCGACGTTTGTCCGCTGCGGTCTGGATCATCAGGTCGCGAATGTCGGCGATCTGGTCGTCGGAGAACCACGACAGGCCATTGCGAAACGCGAGGGTGGTAATCGCGTCCTCAAGCTCGCCTCCGAAGGTGGAGTCGAAGCGCTTGATCTGGGCTTCGTGGTGAGCGCGGGTGTCCATCTACCCCTCCCGACCAGCAACAGGGGCGGGGGAGGCGGCGTGGCCGTCGCGTTTAGCCTCGCGGCATTCCAGGCACTCGTCATGGCAAAGCGTCGAAGCCTTGCCCGCGAGTTTGAAAACTATCCCGCCGCACTTCGGGCACCTGTCGGTTTTCACGCTAACCATCTTCTCGTCCTCGATTGGTGGTTTCAGGCGGCGCGCGGGCTGGCCTGGAATTGTTCGATGAATGCAAGGATGGTCCTGGCCGAACGGATGCGACCGGGCGCTTGAAGGGCTGACCAGTGGCCGTTCTTCGCGGCGGCCTCCCAACCGGGAAGGACGTTGTTCAGCCGCGTCTTGACCAGCTCGACCGGCTCGGCGTCGTCCACATGGGCCGCTGACATCATCCAGCCGAAATTGCCGGGACCGCCATGCGAGCGGACGAAGCGGTAAACGTCCAGCATCGTCGGGGCAGGGGCCGGGACGGTGAGAGCGCGGATCATGCCGTCGCGGGTGATGGGGCGAGCCTTGTTCATTTCCATTCCCTCCATCGCCGTAGCGGGTGCCAGTGGTTGGCTGATGGGGAGAGAGTGCATCACATTCACATACGTTGCAAGCGAAAAGTGAATGGCATGAACATTATTTTTGACACCGCGCCCGCGATGGCGGATAAATGGCGAATCAGGGGACATGAAAAAGCCCGCGCGTGGCGGGCTTCATCGGGGCTGAGATTGCGAGATGCGGTTAATTGATCGTCTGGCCAGGTGGTATCTTCGTAGTACTCGGCGTGGTCAGCGCATTCTGGATGAATTGCAAGGTATTCGCGCCAATGCGCAGGCGAGCGCAAATGCGGGCGTTGAAGGTGGTCCCGGCGTCGTCGCCCTCAATACAAATCGTGGCAAGCGACAGGTGCAGCACGCCTTGGATAACTCTAAGCTCCGTGACCAGATCGGCGTAAACGGGGCGGATGTTGTCGGGGTCGATTATCTCAAATGAGATGTCGTCATTCAGTTTGATGCGCGCCTTGTCGTTCATTTGCCCCTCCCATAACCAGCGACGATCTCACCACAGCCACGGTATCGCAGGCAACAAAAAACCCCGGTGGTGAGCCGGGGTTGGGGAGTCAGGCTTTGACGCCCTCGCATCGAAGCTGATAGCTGCCGGCCTGGTAGCGCCTCATATTGCCGAGCCGCATATCCTTATGGCGCGGGCACATGCCGTTTGCTTTATGTGGTTTGCAGAGAAGGCAACCGGCTCTAGCCGATTTCGGGCGCTTCCGTTTGTGGTGCATGTATGTCTCCGATCTTCGTCGGTGCGCCCCGATGGCGCACGGTCATGATCGGAAAACGATTGGAGATGTGCGGCAAATTGGCCTCGAACAAATAATTTTATCGAGTTCGCGCGCGCGTTAGAAGGAAGTGCTCGACGCTAGAAGCACGCGCTTCGTAGCGCATATTCCATAAAAAATCAAGGTCAAGAGTCACTTGACGTTCATAATTGTCCATTCATATATGATGCCATAACGACCCCTCGGAAGACCCCCGCCAAGCGGACCAGGCCGACCGAGCATATCGACCCCGGGGACGCAAAAGCGTCCCCGTATTCGTTTTAAGGGCTAATATGTCAGAAGTTTCAGTGAAGCCAGCGCGTGTTCGTATCTTCATTGATTTCTGGAATTTCAGTTTATCCCTGCGTAGGCAAGACGACACGTTCAAGGTTGATTGGACCAAGGTGGCACCGATCTTGGTGCGTGAAGCCGGCACGGTTCTGCCGAATGGCTCACTTCCTCTCTTTGAGGCAATGCATGTTTACGGTTCTTTCGATCCGAATAAGCCTGCCGATGCCAAGTTCAAGAACTGGTTTTCAACGTGGTTGGACCGGCAAGCAGGCGTTCACACCTCTCTGGTCGAGCGCCAGAGAAAGAAGGGCTATCCAAAATGCCCTTCGTGCCAAGGGGAAGTTGCGCATTGTCCAACGTGCAATTCCGATATGCGCGGGACCGAAGAAAAGGGCGTAGATACCCGAATTGTCACCGATATGATAAGCCTCGCGTGGTCAAATAGCTACGAGGCAGCGGTGATTGTATCGTCTGATCGGGATTTCGTTCCGGTAGCTGACTTCTTGCAAACCAAAGGCATAAAAGTGGTTCACGCTGCATTTCCGCCGGTAGGGAGTCAACTATCACAGCGGTGTTGGGGCAACTTTAGCGTTCCGAACGTTATGAATGAATTTCGGATGGCCCCTGCCAAATAGACGCCAGCCTACGCATTCCCCTCCGGCTCCGCGTCCTCTTTCTCCCGCCAGCCTATCGCCTTCAAGACTGCATCGACCTCCGGCAGGTAGCTCATCCACATGGGCTGACCTTGGAACATCATGTTCTCCGGGTTGCCATCGAGGGCGCATAGGGCGCGAGCTGCGCGTTCTCTCGGCGGGCGTGGCGTGAGGCGGACCATGCCCGATCCTCCCACCTTTCCCCGCACACCTCAAGCACCGCGACAGATTAACTGTCGCTTAACGATGTTCTTGATCCGTTCCCAGTGCGGCATGTAGGATGCGTCTTTGGGGCTTGGGAGACTAAATTGAGCATCAAGCATCAGATCAGGCGCTATCCGTCGAAAAATCACGAAATCGTTGCGAAGCTGCGGGAAGCGGCAGGAGCGGGGCCGCCGATTGATCCGGCCATGCGCATCAAGCGTCTGGTAGCCGAGGTCGCTATCCAGATGGCGCTTTTACACGGCGGGGATTGGCGGGTTGAGTGTCGGCCGGAGAAGGGGTTTCTTCTGGTTTCTCGCCGGTCGCGAAGGTCTCGATGATATCCATCACCTGTTGAAGGTCGGCCCCATCAACGCCGTATGCCAGTAGTGATGTACGAAGTTTCGAGCCGGCATCACGCGGCACGGCATTCGGGTCTGATCCGATGAGATCGGCGGGGGTGCATCGATAGAGGCGGGCCAGGCCCTCGACGTACTGTTGCTGGTAAGGATTTTCCATATTCTCGATTTTCGAGAGCATGGTGCGAGAGAGTGTGATCGCGGCCGCAGCGTCTTGCTGGCCGACGCCTTTAGTTTCGCGCCATTCCTTGAGATAGTGCTTGCCGAGGATCGGCTTTGGTTTTTTGACCGGTGCCATGCCTTCATAATCGCATCGGGTCGCAACCCGGTCGATGCAATGTCATTCACATGAGTGCTTGACATTCACGTTCATCACATTCACATTGCCGTGCATGAGCACGCTTGCTGAATACCTATCTTCCCCCGGACAGACCGACGCTGCGCTCGCCGAAAAGGTTGGCTGCGACCGGTCCATGATCACCAAGATCAAGGCGCGGCGGGCAACACCGTCCCTGCCTTTGGCGATAGCGATTTCCAAGGCAACCGGCGTTCCAGTCGAGAACCTGCTGCGCTCCCCCACCTCCCCCGACCAGTCCAAAGAACGGGTGGCGTGATGAGCGCCGACGCAATCGTCAAATCCTTCATCGACCGCATCCTGCGCCTGAAAGAGGACAGCGATGTGGCTCTCGGCTGGGCCATTGAAGATCGTGTCGCTCGGCTTGACTATGTACTTACCCCACTTGCCAGCATTACCGGCTTTCCAACTGTCGCTCTCGATAGGGCATACCGTGCCGGCGGCCAATTGCTCGGCGTTCGGGGCAATGTGGTCAAGGACCGGGTGCGCGCCATTCGCCGCAAGGGCGGCCTGTCGGCTACGCTGGCCTCGCTCGAAAAGTGGATGCCCTACACGCCATGGGATGTTCCCGAACTCGACGGCGATCACCTTGGCTTCGTCTATGCGATGGCCGCCGTCGATTATCCAGGCGTCGTCAAGATCGGCTTTTCTCGCAGTCCGAGACAGCGTCTTGTGGCGCTCCAGCGCGAGTTCCGCATCCGTCTTGACCTCATCCATTACGCGGCAGCGACTGAGTTCGATGAGCATCTGATCCAACACAGCATGGCCGATTTCGGATTGGCCGGCGAATGGTTTGATCTCGGAAGGTCGTGGGAAGCCGCGATCCCCGAAATTCGCCTCTATACGGCGAAGCGCATGTGGAACGAGATGCGGGATGCCGCATAGATGGCTATCACCGCCCATTTCCTCAAAGCCATCATGGCCGAAGCGCGCCCGATCATCGAGCGCCAGATGGACGATGCCAAGCTGATCTCCGGCTTTCAGAAAGTCGTCTCGGCTGCGGGCGGCGACTGGGGCGCGCTCAAGGCGCTCATAAAAGCCCACGTCGAGGACGAAGCCGACGAAGCTGGCGACCGCAAGCGCATCAAGAAGATCGTGGACAAGGCCGACGACACCGCCGCCTACGCCGACATGCTCGGTCTGGCGAACATGAACGAGAATAATTTTTCTGGCAGCCAGTCCTACGCCGAAGTGAAGGGCAGCAAGGCAGACTGGATCGACGGCTTTGTTGCCGTTCCGTTCAATGTCGAAACGGGCGAAATCACAGACCAGGAACAGCCGGAAACAGATACTCGGGTCGGTGAGAACGTCCAAGTCACCACCGCAGCGCGCAATGACGCGGGAAAACAGGGCGTGACAGCCGGAGAGACGGCACCCAATCCCCAATCGACTGCCCCCGCAGTCGAGCCAGAGGCAGCGCCCCAAGCCCCCCAATCTGCCTCTGGCGAAGTTTCCGATGCGGATATTCCCGCCTTCATCAAGCGCGATTACGTGCTTCGTCCGCATTGCCTCAACCCCTCGCTATGCGCCGGTTGCGGCTCCAAGCATTGCCATGCCTGCCTCAAGGCGCGCGACGAATCGATCCTGGCCGACGAGGTCGCAGCATGAGCAATCTGTCGATCCTCCAGCGAAACATAGTCCACGGTCTCGACTGCGAAGATGCGGAAACCGTGTTCTTTCGCGCCTGCGCAGTGATGCCGGCCTTGAAGGCCGAGAAGATCGCTTATGAGTATCGAAACGTTTCGCGCTTCCTTGACTTCGCGCTGCCGATTGCAAGCGCCAACTGCGGCGTGGAAGTGCCTCACGATCTGCGCTCTTTCATCCGAGAGCGTTACTGGCATTGGGCGAGGACAGCATGATCGCCTCATACCTGTCATCCCCCATCACCACCCCTGAATACATCCTCCTTGCCGGAGTGCTTGTCGCGCTGATCCTGTCGGGGAGGGCGGTGCGGTGAGATACGCGGCTCGAGTCTGTTCGGTCGACGGGTGCGATAGGCCTCACTACAGCAAATCATTTTGCAGGCCCCATTACGCTCGCTGGAAACGAAACAGTCATCAGGCTGGGATGTCGCCTGTCATTAGAACGAGACGAAAAGCCCAAATATTCTTCTTTGACATTGTCAAAACCTTTGATGCCCCGGACTGCCTCATGTGGCCGTTTGGCATCGATAAGGACGGTTACGCCAAGTTCAAATACCGAGGCAAAGATACCCGCGCATCGCGTGCGATATGCGAGGAAATTCACGGGAAGGCCCCATCCGAAAATCATCAGGCAGCGCATTCTTGCGGCAATCGGAGATGTGTAAATCGGAGGCATTTGTCGTGGAAGACTCCGAAGGAAAATGACTTAGACAAAGATTTGCATGGCACCCGTCTTCGTGGGGAGATGGTCGCCAATTCAAAATTGACGGCCGATATCGTTCTGACAATCAAACGGAGCAAGGATAGCGCTCGCAAACTCTCTGACCGGTTTGGGGTGAACCCAACGACCATAGAGGATATCCGTCGTGGTGAAGCGTGGGTTCACGTCCAATGAGCCGCGCGCTTCTGTGTAATTCCATCCGGGACGGAGAATTGGAGAACACGGCTCCCCGCTCCGGCAACGAGCGGACGAGGAGCGCCGCCCGATCTGCAAAACACAATCCAGCGAATGTTCCCCTCTGCATTCGCCAGGATGCCGGAAGCCACCTCATCCGCCTCAACAGCGCGGGCTTCCGGTTCCAATTCCGATCCGCTGCTATCGCACCTCCCTGCAGCGGCAACTCCCGGGCGTCGAGCGCCAGCGCTCCGCTCCGGGCTTTCTATTCTGTCTGGCCGTTGAAGGCCGCCAGACGCTTTTTCCATAGCCTTACGAGCAGCATCCCGTTCCAAGCCGGCAAGCAATCGACGGGCCGCTGTTCCAAAGCTCTCCACTTCAAACCTTTCCGCCGGCTCGCCGGCCTAGTCGCTCTCTGTGACGGACACACAGTAGTGCGAAAGGAAAGAGCATGTCCGACACGAGACGGGTCAAATATGACCCGAAACAGGGCAAATCCGACATGAGTACCGCGACAGTCGAGGCGTTCGAGTATCTGAACGCGCTGACCAGGGAATACAATCGTGGCTGGGGTGACACTCATACCGCAGCCCGCGACAGGGTGGCTAAGGACGCCGGAATCTCTCCGGCGCAAGCGGAAAGACTGTGGAAGCGCTGGCAGCGCATGAGCAGCGTGGACGGTGATGTCTATCGCGGCCTGCGCAACCTCTACGAAACAGTCTGCGAACGGACAGAGGCAGCAGCGGACGCTCTTGAAGCGCGCCGGCTCGGAAGGACGGGAAATGCGGTTTCTCAAGGCGCTGGCGAGGCTGGCGAAAGAACTGACACTGGCCGCGATTGAGCGGCTGAGGAGGAAGAAATGAACGCGGTGAACCATGCGGACTTCGACCTGGATTTCGATCTTCCAGCTCTGTCGGGCATTGAAGGTCGAGCCGATTTCTACCGCGACGAGATCGCCAGCCTCTCCCGGCACATCGCGGAAACCAGGCGACACGAGAAATCCGAACGTGCCCGCCTCGCCGAGGAGCGGAAGGTCGAACGCGCCCGCCATGCGGAAGCCATGCGCGAGCTTGCCGAGGCCGAGGAGGATTTCCGCACTCGCGTCAAATCCATGATCGCGGAAGCCGAAACCATGATCGCCTCCGACAGGGACGCGCTCAAGAGGCTGGAGGCGTGATGCGCGTTCTCGTCGCCTGCGAGTTCTCCGGCATCGTCCGCCGCGCCTTTGCAGCACGCGGTCACGACGCGTGGTCCTGCGATCTGCTGCCGGCCGGGGATCGGTCGAACAAGCACATCACCGGAGATGTGCGCGGCATCCTCTACGACGGCTGGGACATGCTGATCGTGGCACATCCTCCTTGCACCCGGCTTTGCAATTCCGGCGTCCGTTGGCTTTCGGCACCACCGGCCGGCCGCACTCTCGTTGATATGTGGGCGGACCTCGATGCCGGCGCCACGCTATTCTCCGACCTATGGAATGCGCCTGTCGAGCGCATCGCGGTCGAGAACCCGGTGATGCACCGGCACGCGAAGGAGCGCATCCGCAACTATCAGGAACCGACACAGTCGGTCCAGCCGTGGCAGTTCGGCCATGGCGAGACGAAGCGCACGTGCTTCTGGCTGAAGAACCTTCCGCCGCTTGTACCTACGAACATCGTCAAAGGCCGTACCCCGCGCGTCCACCACATGAGCCCCGGCCCCAATCGCTGGAAAGAACGTAGCCGCACTTTCGATGGCATAGCGCAGGCCATGGCCGTCCAATGGGGCGATTTCGCGCTTTCACAGACGATGGAGGCCGCGTGATGAAACACGACTTCTCCGACGACCTTCGCGGCCCCGAGCCTCGTTCCCGGTTCCTGGCCATCTATCTCATCGCCCTCGTAGCTGTCGGCTGCGGGCTGATCTGGTGGGCCACCTGACATTTCAACGAAAGGATTTGACCGATGAATATCGAAACAACCGCGTTCAATCTGAAATCCGCCTTGTCTGCTCTATCAGGCGCCGTTGAGCGCCGGAACACCATCCCAGTCCTTGGTACGGTGAAAGTGTCGGACGGAAAACTGTCCGCGACCAATCTCGACATGGAAGTTGCTGTCGTCATCCAGACTATCGGCAAGGCCGAGGGCGCGGCGGCGATTGACTTCTTCCGGCTCTCGGCGCTGGCGAAACATATCCCGGCGGACGAAACCGTATCGATCTCGGAAGACGATCATCTTGCGGCCGTGAAGTTCAACGGCTCAGAATATCGCCTGCCATCCTGCCCTGCAAGCAACTACCCCGAATTCGGCCAGGTCGCCGGCGAGCGCACCATAGCCGACAATATCGGAATCGTCGCCGCTTTGCGCCGCGTCCGTTTCGCCATATCGACTGAGGAGGTGCGCTATTATCTCAACGGCGTGGCGCTGGTGGAAAAGGATGGCATTGCCTATGCCGCCGCCACCGATGGCCGTCGGCTGTCCATCCTTGCCCTCCCTGTCATGCCGGCCGGCGCGGCAGGATCGATCATCCATCGTGAAACCGTCAACTACCTGTGTGCCAGGAAAGGCGAGCCGAAGGCGGTCACGTTCCAAACGGACAAGCCGCGCGCTCTTTTCGAGTATGACGGGCTGACGCTTTCGGCCAAGCTGATCGACGGCAAATTCCCGGAAATATGGCGGGTCATTCCGCAGAATACGGTGCCACACCTGACCTGCAATCGCGAGCGACTGCTGGTGGTTCTCCGGCGCATCGCCGCGTTCGTGCCCGATCAGGGGCGCGTCGTCAAAATAACCGGTTCGGACGGCGGCGTCCTCTCATTGTCCGCTCGAACCGGCGTAACTTCGGCCGACGAGCATATCGTCGGTGTCGAATGCCTGCCGTTCGAGGCTGGCTACAACGTCCGCTATCTGATCGAGGCTCTGACCGCTCTCAATGGAGAGACGGTCACACTGGCAGCACAAGTAGGTCAGATTTCGGGTTCGCCAGCAACGCTGACTTCCGATGGCGATGACCTCAAGATCGTCATCATGCCGATGCGCGTGTGAGGCCGCCTGAGTGTTCTCCCCCCTAACAGCAGCAGGGCAGGCGGTGCGCGCGAGTGAGCGCATAATCCACACGGCCATCGTGGATTACCTGAATGCCGTCCTGCCAGACAGCCACCTGACCGTCCACCTCTATAACAACCCACGCTCCGCTGCTGCCGGCGCTGCGGCGAAGCGCATGGGGATGCTGGCCGGCGTCCCCGACCTCATGATTATCCGCCCTCTCGGCAGGATCGTGTTCATTGAGGTCAAGAAGGAAGGTGGCCGGCTCAACCCGGCGCAGATCGCTTTTCGCCTCTACTGTCGCCAATGGGGCGTGCCCCATGCGGTCTGCCGCTCGATAGACGACGTACGTGAGTTCCTGGCGGAAATCGGCATCGAGACGAAAGAGGCGATGGCGGCATGAAACTCAGCGCCATCCTTGAACCTCTTGTCGCGGCCGGGGTCGATCCCGAGACACTGCTGAAAATGGTTCGCGCCTATGAAGAGCAGCAGGAGAATGCCCTCGAAAAACGGCGGCAGGCCGACCGCGATAGGCAGGCAAGAAAGCGCTTAAAAGATGAGAAGTCACGTGATGTCACGTTATGTCACAGTGACAGTCAACGGTCACGCTCTCGTGCGCGCGTAGAAGATAATCTTCTAACTAAGGATATATCTGGAAAGGAAGATAACAAGGTTACCTCGCCTCCGGCTCGGTCGAAGCGTGGCGAGCGCATCCCTGACGATTTCCAACCTGACATCGACGCCGCCGTTTCGGAGGGCGTTCCTCGCCCGGAAGCCGAACGGCAGGCGCGCAGCTTCTGCGACTACTGGCGAGCGAAACCCGGCAAAGACGGCCTCAAGCTGGATTGGCCGGCGACTTGGCGCGTCTGGTATCGGCGCAACATGGCGTCACCGCAAGCCCGCGCCACCGCACCCCCTCCAAAGCAAACGGTAGGCCAGCAGGCTAGGGACGAACTCCGGCGAATGGGACTTTTGGGAAATGCTACCGACAACCAGAACCGACACGAACACCAGAGCGACGGAGGCGCAGATTCTGCAAGCCCTGGCATCGCTCGCCGGTTTGCCATCGCGTCAAGCCGATGACGAAGGGATCGACAGGTCCATGTACTTCGTCGCCCTCGAAGGTGTGACCCGGTATGCGCTTTCCGAAGCGGTGAAGTTTATCATTCGGGGCGGGCTGAATCACACGTTTTTCCCAACGCCAGTCGAATTGAAACTGGCCTGCGACCAAGCGCAGCGCCCCGTTGACGACATGGCGCGTCGTGTCCGTCTCACCGAAGAGCAAAGGCAGGAACGGCAGCACTTCGACCGGTTCCAAGCATCGAAAACGCCGGAGGCGAAAGCCAGAGTTGCTGCGCTTGTCGCCAAGTTTCACGCCGGATGTGAGACCTCGCAAGAGGAGGAGCGCGAAGCAGAACGCGCCGAAATCCGCGCCCGCTACGGCATGACTGCGGAACTAGTCGACAGGATCGCAGATCAGCCGGTCCCGTCGAATTTCAAGAAGATCGCCTGACGTGCGCCGGCCCATCATCGACATCCTGAAACGGATGGACGGTTGGGAAGACGCTGAAGCAACGAAACACACGAAACTGAGGAAAATCGATGCTGCACGAGAGATTGACCGAGAACGAGGCCGAGTGGGGCCTGACGCGGATCGAGTTCGGCCTACTGGAGCGGAGGAAGGAACAGGCGAGGCGGAGAGCGATGCGGTCCCGCTACCTGGCGCAAAACGTTGCTCCCCGCGAGCGTAATGAACACGGGCGATTCATCGCCCTGCCGCTGCCGGCGGCCTCAATAGCCGGGGCAGTGTGGGACACGACAGAAGGCATCAGGGCCTACACCGAAAAGGAGCCGCGGATTCTCGTTTGGGGCTTGTCGCATCGGATGGTCGTGACCCGTGTGTCGCTGCCGTACGTCTCTATCCAGCATCATCGCACCAGCTAGGCATACGAGGGAATGGCATGGCGAAGGCGAGGGAGACATGATGAGCATCAACTACCGGCCATCACGGCATACCCCTTTCTATGCCTATTCCTCCAAGAACAAGAAGGGTTGCCGTACCCACCCGGAGGTCTTCCGCCGCAAGGATCGCGCGCTCACCATGTGGTGGGAGAAAAGCACCGTCGAGGAAATCGCGGCTTCACTGGATATTTCGCCTGACACAGTGCGCAATTACCTCAGGGAAGGGCGAGCGGCCGGCGACTTTCGGGCCGTCTCACGTGAAAGCAGGCGCCACATGCTGGCGAAGGTCAGGCGAATGCACATCGACAAGCTGCACGCGGAAGGGTTGGAGATCAAAGAGATCGCACAGCGGTTGAACGTGCATCCCAGGCTTATCCAGATGCGGCTCAAGGAGGCGAAAGATGCCAAATGAATTGCCACCGAGTTGGTTTCTTCATCAATGTTTCAAATACGAAGCGGACGGGAAGCTCGTGTGGCGTTCGCGTCCGCCGGAACATTTCATATCAAAAAGGGCGTGGCGGATATTCTCAACTAGCTTCACTGGCAAAGAAGCGGGGACTCAGGACAGTGGCTACCGAGCCGTTACAATCCGTGGCTCGCAGTTTGCCGGTCGCTACCTCGTCCATCGCGTCATATGGAAAATGCACAAGGGGTGCGATCCGACCGAGCTTATAGACCATGCGAACTGCGACAAAAGGGACAATCGCATTGAAAATTTGAGAGAGGCGACGTTGGCTCAAAACGCGTGCAACCAAACACCGCGAGCCGACAATAAAAGCGGCTTCAAAGGTGTTTCATTTCATTCTCAGAGAAGGAAGTGGCGGGCCTATATCAGTAGCAATGGCCGGCAGCGTTCCCTTGGCCTGTTCGATACGAAAGAGGCGGCGCACGTCGCTTATCGCGCGGCGGCGAAAGAGTGCCATAGTGAATTCGCAAACTTCCAAACGCGGGAGCGGGCGTGATGACACCGTTTGGTTTGTTGGTAGCAGCGGAAGTAAAACGCCTCGGCTACACCGAGGTTGACGAGAGCCGAAGCGGGGAGGGCGACATGATGTATGCGGCTCGGGGGGCTGGCCTTCCCTCTCTGAGGGTTGCGGTCTCGTGCAAAGAGATTTCAATGAATGGAGGCGAGCAAGCGAGGGCACTCGCCGAGCATCGCGTCTACAACGGATACCGGACAGCCAATGCCGTGGGAGGCATGGCATGACGGCTGTTAAACAAACCGCCAAAATCGGAGAGGGCAAGCCCGGGCCTGGGCGACCGAAGGGCGTCGGCAACAAAACCACGACCGCCATCAAGGAAGCCGTTGTGGAAGCCTTCAACAAGGCCGGTGGCGTCGATTATCTCGTCAAGCTCGCCATTGATGACCCCAAGACGTTCTGCGGCCTTGTCGGCAAAGTCATTCCGCTTCAGGTTGAGGGGACAGGCGCGGACGGGGAGATCGTGTTCAGGACGGTCTATGAGGCAGCGCCGAAATGAAGACACCAGAGGAATTGCGTGAGGCGGGTGCGCGTGAAGCCTACGCTGCTGCGGCGCGGGAACTCCATGGGGATTTTGCAGCCGCGTGATGGAACATGTTTTCCGTGTAAGACACTATCAGCAGGCCTTTCACAGGGCCTTGGTCGAGCGCACGCATGATCGTCTCATCGAGATAGCGCACCGCCGTTGGGGCAAGGACGAGATCGCGCTGAACGCCCTTCGTGAACTGGCCTTTAAGGAACCGGGCACCTACTGGCACTGCTTCCCCGAATACAAGCAGGCTCGCAAGGCGCTTTGGAACGGCATCAACGCCCATACGGGCAAGCGGCGCATTGACGAGGCCTTCCCTCCGCAGATCAGGAAGCGGATGCAGGATGATGACATGTTCATCGAGTTTACCAACGGCGCGACGTGGCAGCTACTTGGCTCCGATCGCTATGATGCCACGGTCGGTTCCGGCCCAAAGGGCATTATCTATTCCGAGTGGGCGCTGAGCAATCCGAGCGCATGGGCCTACCACTCTCCGATGATCCGTGAATCGAAGGGTTTTGCTGCCTTCATCACGACACCGCGCGGAAACAACCATGCCAAGACCATGTACGACCGGGCCAAGACGAATGAGGCGTGGTTCTGCGAACTCCAGTCGATAGAGGACACGAATGCGCTATCCGCCGAGGTGCTGGTTGAAGCCTTGCAGGAGTACCAGGACTTGCACGGCGAAGAGATGGGCCGGGCCTTTTATGAGCAGGAGTATCTATGCTCGTTTGCCGGCGCGATGGTCGGCGCCTATCTCGGCGCGGAGATGGCGAAGGCGGAACGTGAAGGCCGCCTTCGCAAGGTCGATATCGACTGGTCTCATCCTGTCCATACGGCTTGGGATTTAGGAAAAGCAGTCAACAATCCGATTTGGTGCTTTCAGGTCATCGGCGATCAACCGCGCATCGTGGACTTCTACCGACCTGAGAGTGACGATTTGGAGCAATGGGTGAAGTGGCTCGATGACAAGGGCTACAAGGGCAACGACTACGTGCCGCATGACATTCTCGTCACCGAATGGGGAACGACGCGGACGCGGTTCGACACATTGCGGATGCTGGGCCGCAAGCCAAAGCGCGTAGCCAGGGTGAGCGTTGCTGATGGATTGCAGGCGGCGCGGAAGACGATCAACGCCGCCGTGTTCGATGCTGAGCGGTGCGAACTCGGGATTGACGGCCTCAAGGCATACAGGCGCGAGTGGGACGATGAACTGAAGACCTTTCGGGAAAACCCGCTCAAGGATTGGGCGGAGCATATCGGCTCATCGTTCCGCTATCTGGCGCTGGCATGGAAGGACGCCACGCCGCCGAAGAAAGAGCCGGAGAAGCCGAGGGAGCTGGAATATGTCGCCACGCCAACGGGTGTTGTGTCGAACATGAGCGTGAAGGATGCCGTCGAGGCAATGGTGCGGCGCAGGAGAGAGCGGGAATAACCCAAATCCCTGCCTCTTTCGTCCTGCCGTGCCGATTGTGCCAGCATGGCAGAGACACCGACGACCGCGACCGCCGACGACAAAGGGGCCGAACTCCTCCGGCTTGGCAACAAGTGGATGGAGCGCATCCGTGCAGCGGAAAAGCGCGAAGAAGATTGGCTGAAGGATGCTGAGGCCGCAGAGAAGGCCTATTCCTGCGACCACAATTCCAAAGGCGAAGGCAAGCTCTACGATTTCAACATCCTGCATTCCAACGTCGAGACGATTGTTCCCGCCATCTTCAATTCCACCCCGGTCGCCGACGTGCGCAGCCGCAACACGCTGCCTGAAGTCCAGATGCCCGACCCGCCGCAGGAGGGGCAGCAACCCACGCCGCAGGCCGTCCAGCAGTACCAGATGCAGGTCAAGGCCGCCCAGGAGGCACAGCAGCAGATCAAGGCCGTCAAGGACTTCGGCACGATGATCGAGCGTGCCATCACGGTCCAGATCGATGACAACAAACTGGATACCGAAGTCGAGAGCGCGGCGCAGGATTCGTTTCTCTCCGGGCGAGGCATTGTCCGTGTTCGCTTCCACGCCGATCAGCAGGGCGGCAACGAGCGTCTGTCCTATGAGGCGGTGAGTTGGCGTGACTACCGGCGCGGGCCGGCCAAGCGCTGGGAAGATCGCCCGTGGGAAGCATTCCGCCATTCCATGCCGAGGGAGGAACTGGAGCGGTTCGGCGACCCCGAGTTGATCCAGACGCAGACCGATCCCGCCAAGGCCGTGAAAGACGACGATGAGGACGACATTATCGTTTGGGAGGTCTGGTGCAAGGAGCCTGAGCGCTACGTGAAGTTCATCCGCGAAAGCGACGGGATGATCATCAAGAAGGAGGCCGATCCGCTCGGGCTGACGGACTTCTTCCCTATCGCCAAGCCGGTCCAGCCGATCAGCCTGACGGGCAATCTGCGGCCTGTCTGTCCCTTCACGGTCTACAAGAAGCTGGCGGACGAACTGGACCTCTGCACGAAACGTATCAACGCCATCATGAAGGGCCTGAAGGTCAAGGGCGCGGTGGCTGGCGACGCATCGGACATCGAGGCATTGGCAAAGGCGGACGACAACGAGTTGGTGACGATCCGGGGCGCACTTGAGAGCCTGGCACAGACGAAGGGCATCGAGGGGGCTATCATGTGGTGGCCGGTCCAGCAGGCCATCGTGGTCCTGAAGGAGCTTTACGTCCAGCGTGAACAGATCAAGCAGGCCATCTACGAACTGACCGGCATATCAGACATCGTGCGCGGCGCATCCAATGCCGGCGAGACGGCCACGGCCCAGCAGATCAAGACGCAATGGGGATCGCTGCGCATCCAGAAGATGCAGCGGCTCATCCAGCGTCTGGTGCGCGACCTGTTCATCATCTCCGCCGAGATCATCACCACGAAGTTCTCCCCGCAAACGCTCCAGACGATGACCGGCATCCAGATCACGCCGCTGATCCAGACCCTCATGCAGCAGAAGGTGCTTGCCTACTACCGTGTGGACGTGGAGAGCGATTCCACGGTCAAGGCCGATACCCAGCGCATCAAGGGCGAGATGAGCGAGTTCATGGGCGGCACGGGGCAGTATTTCTCTGTCATGGCACCGTTGGTGCAGACCGATCCGGGCATGGCGAAGCCGGTTGCGCAGATTTATTCAGCCTTCGCCCGCAACTGGAACCTTGGCAAGCAGGCGGAGGATGCTCTGGAAGAACTGACCAACATGGCTGAGCAGGCCGGCAAGAAGCCGAGGCCCAACCCGGAGCAGGAAAAGCTCAAGGGCGAGATGGCGCTGAAGCAGCAGCAGATGCAGATGGACGGCCAGAAGATGCAGGCCGACATGCAGATGAAGCGCGAGACGCTACAGGCTGAAATGGCGGCCAGGGAGCGCGAGAGCCAACTCAAGATGGCCGAGAATGCGGGCGACGTGCAGACCAAGCGGGAAATCGCCCAAATCGATCTCCAGATCAAGCAGATCGACCTTCTCATCAAGCGCGAGGAACTGGCGTTGAAACAGCAGTCGGCGCAGATCGACCTTACCAACAAGAGCGAGACCAATGCCATCAAGCTGGACGGCCAGCGCCAGTCGAACGAACTGAAAGCGCAGCAGGCCAAGGCGAAGAAGCCGGCCAACTAGGCAAATCCCTGCCTCTTTCGCGGCAGCAATTCGATGCTGCACGGCATGGGAATTTTCGTTTGGCGAGATGGCGGCTTCTACGAGAAGCACACTGGCAAGAGGATGATCCTGCCGACGCGGGAAGGTCTCTCCATGCCGTCCGTCCTGTCAGATATTCCCGAATATCGCTCCCCTATCGATGGCAAGCTTATCACGTCCCGTTCGCACAGGCGCGAGGATTTGGCGCGTAACAACTGCGTCGAATACGAACCATCAATGTCACCGACCAAGGGGAAATTCCGCAACAAGCGGTTCTGCGAAAAGCATGGACTGCAAGTCTCAGAGGAATTTCGATGACCGAAGCCTTGGCCGACGCCCTCGCCACTACCGAAGCCGCTCCTATTGTTGTCGATCAGGTCAACGATACCGGCCCGAGCGAGGATGACAGTCTTGGGGCTGCGTTCGACCGCATCATGACCAACAACGGGTCGGATCGTGGCGATGATGGCAAGTTCACCAGTTCCAAGACTTCGCAGGGGAGCGAAGGGGACGCCGGCGGGGAGACGGTTGCACCTCCTCCCGCAGTCGAAGCCTCGCCGGCTCCCGCCAACTGGAACGGACTTGACGACGCATGGAAGGCGCTGCCTGCCGAACACCAGGGCAAGGTGAAGGCGCATTTCGATGACCTGCACCGCCGCATGTCGGACCAGGGCCGCCAGTTGGCAGCGGTCAAGCCTATTTCGGATCATATCGCTCAAGCCACACAGGCCTTGCCGATCTTCAAGGGCATGTCGCCTGAGCAGGTGAGCCAGAAAGCGCTTGAGCTAGCGGCGGTGGCCGTCGATCTCAAGCGCGATCCGGTCAACACCCTCATTCAGGTGGCGCAGTCCACCGGCCAGTTGGAGGCACTCGCCGCCCGGCTCTCGGGGCAGCAGATGCCCGAGGCCAACCAGCAGATTTCGAATCTGGTGCAGGAAGTCACCAGCCTCAAGCGCCAGCTTGCCGCTGTCAACGACCCGGCCCAGATCGAAACGACAGTATCGCGTGTATTCGAGCGGAACTCCGCTCAGGATGTCGTCAACCAGTTCGCGGCCGATCCGTCGAACTCGTTGTGGCCCATCCTTGAGCCACATCTGCCGAAGTTCGTCGCGGAAGTGAAAAAGGCTGAGCCGAGCCTGTCCACCAAGGACATTCTCCGCAAAGCCTACGACAAGGCCGTGGATGCGTTCCCGGCGCTGAAGGCAGAGAGGGAGGCCGCTGCGAAACAGGCAGCCGCCGATGCCGATGCCAAGCGCGCCGAAGCCGCGAAGCGGGCCTCCTCCATCAACCTGAAATCCACATCGACCGGCAAGGAGCGGATGCTGACCGAGCTTGAAGCGCTCGGCTCCGCCTATGACCGGGCGATTGCCAACTGAAGGAATGAAAGGCCATGCCAACGCCTTCCAGCATTTTCACGGAAATGGTCACCACCACGGATCGCCATTGGGGGTCCAAGGTCACTGACAACGTTTCCAAGCACAATGCGCTTCTCAACCGCCTGAAGGAGAAGGGCAAGATCAAGACCATCTCCGGCGGTTACGAAGCTGCCGAGCCGCTCGAATACGGCGAGAACGGCACCTACCAGCGCTATTCGGGCTACGACACGCTCGACACGTCGGCGTCGGACGTTCTGACCTCGGCGAAATACGACTGGTGCCAGGTGGCGCTCCACGTCACGGCATCGGGCCGGGAAATCCGCATGAACATGGGTTCGAAGGAGCGCATGATCAATCTGGTCAAGGCGCGCAAGGACAACGCGCTCAAGACCGCTGCGAACAACTTTTCCATCGACATCTATTCGGATGGCGCACTCACCAACCAGGTCGGCGGCCTTGCCTCGATCATCCAGACAGACGGCACCGGCACCGTGGGCGGCATCGTCTCCGGCACCTACACGTTCTGGAAGAACAAGTTCAAGGAGATGACCGGCACCAATCTGGCGGCCACTCCGAACGCGACCAACGCGGCTTCCATGAAGGCGGACATGAACGCCCTGTGGCTCCCGCTCAATCGTGGCGCCGACAAGCCCGATCTGATCGTGGCCTCACACGATCTCTACACCCTGTACGAGACCGGCGAACAGCAGCTCCAGCGCTACATGAACGCCGACCTTGCCAAGGCTGGTTTCGCCGGCCTGAAATACAAGACCGCCGATGTCATCTTTGATGACAACACGAACTTTTCGACCACGGCGGAAAAGGCCTACTTCCTCAACACCGACTACATCGGCATCACCCAGCACCGTGATGCCCAGTGGACGATGGACGATGAGAAGCGGCCCACCAACCAGGATGCCATCGTAGTCCCCATGTACTGGATGGGCTACATGTGGGTCACAAACCGCAGTCTGCAAGGCGTCCTGTTTGATGCTTCGTAATCAGTGAGTTAGGGGATTTCGGTCTTGATTTCGATGGGATACATAGATAGAGTTTCCGCAGTTACGGCGGAGATGATTTCTATGGCAAAACCTCGCGGAATGACTGTCGTGGACAGGATTGGCGAGCGGCATGGCCGTCTCGTTGTCCTGTTCCGCGCGGAGAACAAGGTCGAACCCTCTGGCGCAATCCGCGCCCAATGGCGCTGCGTGTGCGACTGCGGCAACGGCGTGACCGTCACTGGTCATGCCCTTGCCAAGGGAAACACGCGGTCTTGCGGGTGCCTGTTTCGGGAAACCAGACGGGGCAAACTTACCCATGGCAAGGCACGTGGTGCCGAACATCGCGCATGGGTGGGCATGAAGCAGCGTTGCCTGAACCCGAAACATACAAGCTTCGTCAACTACGGCGGGCGCGGTATCACTGTTCATCCTGCATGGGCCGATGACTTCGAAGCCTTCTACCAAGCCGTGGGCGAGATGCCCGCGCCTCGGATGACGCTGGAGCGCATCGACAATGAAAAAGGCTACGAGCCGGGGAATGTCCGCTGGGCAACTTGGCTTGAGCAAGCAAGCAACCGTCGCACGAATGTTACCGGGAATTATACGGGCGCAAGCACCGTCGAGTTTCAGGGGCAGGAACGCACGGTTGCTGAATGGTCAACCATTGTGGGCATCGGATTGCCAGTGGTGCGCAAACGCTTGAATACCGGATGGTCAGTCGAGCGCGCCCTTTCGACGCCCGTTTTCAAACCTCGAAAGGAACTACACTAATGACCACCATTGGTGCAAACATCACCGACGTGTTCTCGGCGGAAACGCTCAAGAACTCCGGCAAAGGCTGGGGTCTGGGCGATCACTGGCGTTCGAAGGACAACAAGACCTACAAGTTCGTGAAGTACGACGACGGGACGGGCGCGCTCGATCTCGTCGCGGGCGATGTTGTCTACTACGTCGATGTCACTGGCTATGGCGCTCACACCGTCACGGCGGACGTGTCGGATGCCTCCGGAGCGGAACTTGGGGCGGGCGTCGTCTGTGCGACCGTGACCGAGGACGGCTCCTACTTCTGGATTCAGATCAGGGGCGAGGCGACTCTCTCGACGGCCCTTGGTGGTTCGGCCGGCGACGGCGCTCCACTGACTGCCGTTGGTGCGGCCGACAAAGCTCTGACGGCGGCCAAGGAGGCGGACTCGACCGCCGCTTATGTCTCTGTAGTGGCCTTTGCCGAAGATGCGTCCGAAAAGACCATCGTCTGCATGTTCCCGGACTGACAACAACAGGGGAGGCTTTCGGGCCTCCCCATTCGCGCCCCGAAGGAGACACCATGAAAGCCACCATCATCATCCACGGGTTCAAGACGACCTACGAAATGTCCTACGACAAGGACGGCAAGCAGACCGGAAAGAAGGATCGCCCCATCGACTGGGTGACATACTCGCCGGCCCACGCTGCGATGTTTACGCAGATTTCAGAGCGCGTCGAATGGCTCAGGCCGCCGGAGAGCATCCGAGGCGACGACGACGGAATCAAGATGGCCGCCATGCGCCACAAGTGGTCGCAGATCGAACGCGGCTATGAAGCGTGGAAGTCCGGTCACGAAATCCCCGTCGATGGTACGGCGCTCGGTGCGTGGCCCGGCATCAACGAACAGCAGGCGCAGGCCTTCCGGGCGGTCGGCATCAAGACCGTGGAGCAGGTGGCCGAAATCACCGACGCCATGATCGCCCGCGTCCAGCTTCCAAGCGTGCGCGAACTGAAGGCACAGGCCAAAGCCTTCCTCGACGCATTCGACCGCACGTCCACAGCGACCCGGCTATCGGAAATGGAGGCCAAGAACGCGGCGCTGGCCGAACAACTCGCGGCGGCTATGGAATTGCTCGAGCAGCAGACCAAGCCGAAGCGCGCCAAGCAGCTTGAAGAAGCCGCATGACGACTGTCTCGTCAGTCATGGACGATGTAGCGCTGGAGTGCGCGGTGACCGTGCCGGGTTCGTGGATTGCGGCTGTCACCCAGCGCACCTATGCGGAACTGCAATCCGTTCTCAGGCTGACGGTCGATGAACTGCTGGATCGGGTGGACTGGCCCGATCCGATCACGAATGACACGGTGATCGTTGGAACTGGCGTCGAGAGCTACGACCTCCCCGAAGCCTACAAGCGTCTCACCTTCGATGACTACGCCGTGTACGAGACGACGCGTACACGACGCTCGGCTATTCCAGTCACCAGCAATGGCGCGTGGACTGCGCTGAAGCTCTACGGCTCCGCAGGTGGTGAGCGCTTCTATAGGCTGTCGGGGGATGAGAGTGCCGGCTTCGATATCTCATTCTATCGTCCGCTCGAAACCGGCGCTTCCATAACCGTCTCATATGTCGCTCAAAACTGGCTTCGCTCAGGTGGCAATCCAGCCAGCACATGGGCTACGGTAGACGACACGCTCTTGCTCCCGGATGAGTTGATCCGGCTCGGCTGTGTCTGGCGGTTCAAGAAGCGCAAGGGCTTCCCCTATCAGGATATCATGAACGAATACGAGGCCAAGCTTGCTCGACTCGCCAATGAAAGCCGAGGCAAGCGCACCATATGCTTCAGTGACAAGGAGCCGGGGCTTCCCATGCGCGTTCCCGTCCCTGATGTGATCCCAACCGCCTAGCCAAGTCCCTGCCTCTTTCGCGGTGATTTATCGAAAGTCAGGTCATGTTCTATGATCGGACAGCCGGCTCAACGCGGACCACGCGGCAGACCTCGAAAACCAAGGTGTTCCCCGCTCCGAAAAAGGGCTGGGTACGCAACGAGGCGCTTGCGTCGGGCGGCACATTCGGGGCGGAAGTCCTCGATAATGGCTTTCCCACTGCTGAAGGCCTTCGTATGCGTCTTGGCTCAATCAAGCGAGCCACCTGCGATGATGGCGTGGCAACCACCTATCTAGCGACATACGAGACGGACACGGTGCAGAAGCTGTTCGCAGCCGATTCCAGCGCCATTTATGACGTGACCCCGGCTGATGTTCCCGACCCGGATGCCGCAATAACACCCGACGTGAGCGGCTTGAATGGTGGCTATTGGTCATCGGTCCAGTTCCCAGCCGGGGGCGGCGTCTATCTCGTCATGGCCAATGGCACCGATGACGTGCGCAACTATAACGGCTCATCTTGGACCACACCCACGATTACGGGCGTGAGCAGCGATGACCTCTCTTTCGTCTGGACATTCAAGAAGCGGCTGTTCTTCATCGAGAAGGGGACCACGAACGCATGGTATCTCGCGTCTTTGTCTATCGCTGGAGCCGCTTCCAAACTCGATCTTGGCGGCATCTTTCCGCTTGGCGGGTCATTGATCTTCGGCGCGACGTTCTCACGCGATGCTGGCGACGGCCTTGATGATTTCTGCATCTTCGCGACCGATCAGGGCGAGGTAGCCGTCTATCAAGGCGACGATCCTTCAGAAAGCAATTCGTGGTCGCTTGTAGGCGTCTACCGTATCGGCAAACCACTTGGAAAGAACGCTCACTTCAAGGCCGGGGGTGATATCGCCGTTACCGTGGATGATGGCATCGTCTCGCTTGCTCAAGCCATACAGCAGGACCGCGCGGCCCAGGTTCCGGTCACTTATCCAATCGAGGAACCTTGGCGACAACTGATAAAGGAACGGTCCTTCGTCCATCCGTTCCAGACAATCGTCTGGCCTCGGCAGTCAATGGCTGTTGTCGCCGTTCCCTCCTTTGGTGGTGTCGAAAAATACTGCCTGGTCGTGAACACCAAGACCGGGGCATGGGGCCGCTATACTGGATGGGACACGCGCTGCGTGGCGGTATTCCAGGACAAGCTTTATTTCGGAACGCAGGACGGGACGATTGTCGAGGGTGAAGTGGGCGGCTCGGATCAAGGCCAGCCTTATTCGCTTGTCGTCATTCCGAAGTTCGACATGCTCGGCTCCCCGAACGAGAAGCTGGCGCTTCATGCGCGTGTCGTGGCGCGTTCCAGCGATCCGTTGTCCGTCCAATTGTTTGCTGCGACCGATTACGTTTACACCGTTCCTGTCCCCCTTCCGTCCGATCCCGATCCGGGCGGCAACAAGTGGGGGGCCGGCGTTTGGGGGGCTTCGACGTGGGGTGGTGGAGAAACCGCCAGCGTCATCACCGAATGGCAGGCCGTCAGCGGGATAGGCCATGCGCTGACCGTTGGGCTTCAGGTCACTTCTGGACGCGAGGCGGCACCTGACTTCGAGTTGATCAGCCTCAACCTGCAATACCAAGAGGGGGCGATACTCGTATGAGCTACGCCTTCACGGTCGAAAACGCAGAACATAACGTCAGCGAGCTATTCCCGCTCTATTGTCAGCACTATGCCGAGATGCAGGCGCGGCTTGGCGCCGATGGCGTCGATATCCCCGATTTCAAGCCTCAACTGGATCGGTATTTCCAAGCCGCGAGAGCGGGGTATCTGCATAATTTCGTGGTTAGAACCGACGAGGGCGAGCCGGTCGGATACTGCAACGTCTTCACCACGACAGACGCCCACAACAGCGAACTGATTGCCCGCGAAGACACTGTTTACATCCTTCCTGAGCACCGAAACGGCGTTGGGAAAAGGCTGGTCAAGTTCGGCTTGTCGCAACTTCGCTCGATGGGCGTGAAGCGCCTGCATGTCACGGCTATGACCGATCTGCGCGTTGAAAAGCTTTGGCGACGCATGGGCTTCAAGCCCGTCGCCACGGCCATGATCTACACTTTCGAGGGCAACTGACGATGCTATCGCCAGATTTTCCTTTGTCGAATGTCAGAGACAGTTGCCTTGTGGATACCGTATTCGGTCGCGAGGTCTTTCCCGGTCTCGCCTTTGGACAGGCGATTGCGGATTTCTTCGGCGATCTCTCGCGTCACCTTCGCTCCGGGGCGCTCTCGTTTGGCGGCTCGAAGTTGGTCCAGCGTTGGGGAACCGTCGACACCGAACAGGTGCCGCCAGACGCGCCCATAGATCACGTCATCAAGGAACGTGGGCTTCACGCCAAAGCGCTCGGTCATGTCTGCGCGCCTCTCGCCCGCAAGGTAGGCGAGGCGGATCGCGGTCACTGTGGCGGCAGTGGCTTTGGCGAGCGGGTGACCCTCTCCGCGCTTGCGTTTCTCCGGGTATTTGCGAGACGGATTGTCATCGCCGCGCAGGATTGGCGGCTTGCTGTTGCGACCCTTGCGAACGGCATCATCGACATTCTGTTGATGCGATCCCAGCCAAAGATGGTCAGGGTTCACACAAGGCGGGTTGTCGCACGAGTGACAGACGAATTTCCCCGCAGGGATAGGCCCCTTGAAAAGGGTATAGGCAACTCGGTGCGCCCGATGTGTCCTGCCCGCTATCTGGACGGAGCCGTAACCCATCCTGTGATTGTTCACCGGTCCAGTCCAAATCCAGCAGCCGCTTTCATCAACGCGGACGCGGGTCAGAAAACTCTCTTTGTCCATCGCTCGACCTCCATCGTGGAAAGTCCATCATGGAGCAAATCCGTCGAGAAAACAAGCGAAAAGGAACACACTTTTGTGTAGTCCTGACATTCCAGACCCGCCAGACCCGCACGACACCAGCGCCGCGCAGACCGGAACGTCGGTTGCGACCGCGATTGCCAACGCCTGGTTGGGCAACACCAATAGGGTCGGCCCGGATGGTTCCTCGACGTGGAACCAGACCGGCACCCAGCACATGACCGACCCCTATACGGGCCAGTCCTACGACGTTCCGACGTTCACCAACACCGTCACCATGTCGCCGGAAGCGCAGGCGATCTATGACAAGCAGCAGGCGGCCAAGGGCAATCTGGCGGACCTCGCATCGCAGCAGTCCGGCTTCCTGAAAGACTACATGGCGCAGCCTGTCGATCTCAACAACGAGGCGACGGAAGCGCGTTTGATGGAGTTGGGCCGCAAGCGCCTCGATCCTGTTTTCCAGCAGCGACAGGATGCGCTTGCGACACGCTTGGCAAACCAGGGCATCGGCGCTGGCTCGGAAGCCTACAACCGTGAAATGACCCGGTTCGGGCAGCAGGAGAACGACGCCTATAACCAGCTTCTGCTCCAGGGCAGGGGACAGGCGGTGCAGGAGGCGCTAACGGAGCGGACGGAACCGATCAACGAGATCACTGCCCTGTTGTCTGGCAGCCAGGTGAATGTTCCGCAGTTTGCAAACAATCAGCAGCCGCAAATCCCGACCACGGATAACGCGGGGCTGATCAACGCCAATTACGACGAGCAGGTCAAAAAGGCGATGGCTCAGTATCAGGCCAATCAGGGGATTCTGGGCGGCTTGTTCGGCCTCGGCGGCAAGATAATAGGGCTGATGTAGGATGGCGATCCCGTCTTTCATTTTCGGTGGTGATGCCACGGCAAAGTCGCCGCAGGAACTCGCGCAGCAGCGAGCGATCATCCATGCGCTCATGTCCTCGCAGAAAGCTCCCCGGAATGTCGGCGAGGGGCTGAATGCGCTTGGCGATGGCATTGTGGCGAGCGTGCTTGGCCATCGTGCAGACGCGGCGGATAAGGCTGGCCAGGAAAGCGCGGCGGAAGCGTTCAATCCGATAGTGGGGGCGTTGGCCGGCTTCCCTGCCGCTCCCACGGGCGCATCGGACAAGGTCGCATCGAGCGGCGACCCTTCTGGCTATCGTGACGCCATCGCATCTATCGAAAGCGCCGGAAGCGGAGACTATGGCGCCATTGGTCCGACGAACAAGAAACTTGGTCGGGCGCTGGGCCGCTATCAGATCATGGAAGCCAATATAGGACCATGGTCGAAGGAAGCCCTTGGCCGCGCAGTGACTCCGCAGGAGTTCCTTGCCGACCCGAAAATTCAGGACGCCATATTCGACCACAAATTCGGCTCCTATGTCCAGAAGTACGGGAACCCGCAGGACGCGGCTTCGGCGTGGTTTACGGGCCAGCCTCTATCGGTCGGAGCCAACCGCCGCGATGTTCTAGGCACGTCCGGCAACGAATATGTCGACAAGTTCACGCGGGCGCTCGGCAACCGTCCCGCCGTCGCTGCCGTCAACAACCTCGCCGAAGGCCAGCCCGCGCAGGTCGCCAGCCTTGATCCATCTGTCGGCATGGCGCAAACCAGACAGGTTCCGCTCTCTCCGGGACAGAACGTTTCATCCTCGCCGGAAGCACAGCGGGTGATCGAGGCATTGACTTCGCCGCAGTCCATGACGGGCGGTGCGCCCATGGGTTTGCAGGTCGGGAAACCAAGCGGGGAAGGCTCGCCCGGCGAAATTCGTCGCGGCTCTGACGGGCAGACTTACCAATACGCTGAAACGTCGGGAATGCTGGGGGCCAATGGTCCGAATGGTTGGATACGCGTCAATACCGACGCATCGCCGGCGATCAATGTAAACGCATCCCAGCTAGACCTGTCGCGCATTCCTGTAACGGCTGGCGGCAATGCCGGCGCTCTGCCTCCCGGTGCGGCTCAATCCGGGCCGTCGCTCGCTCAGCTTCTTTCCGCAGGAGGCAACCAGTGGCTGAACGAAAACCAGTCCGGCATCGTCAAGGCGCTGCTGGGCCAGAAGCTGAAGGAAATGGACCCGAACGCCGGGTTGGAAGCTGAGTACAAGCGCGCGCAGATCGACCACCTGAAAAACCCGAACGCTCGCGACAAATTCGGGAATTCGGTCATTTGGGGTCAGGACGAAGAAGGCAATTGGGTTGCCATGCAGCCGTCAAGCGGCGGCGGCATGGTCGCGGCTAAAGTGCCGGATGGCATCAAGCTTTCGCCCCCGGGAATGGGGCAGGTCAATCTTGGAACGTCTTACGGCTTCCGGGACCGGAACGGCAACATCGTAGGCAACGCGCCGATTGACAATGCTGGGAAGGCCGCAGACGCGGCTGAAGGTAAGGGCCTTGGTGAAGCCAAGCTGACCTATGACAGCATGACGGCCAAACTCCCCGGCCTTGAGCAGGTTGTGTCCGATTTAGACAAGCTGGCGGACGAGGCCACCTACACGACCGCTGGCCAGCTTCTGGATGCTGGGCGGAAAGAACTTGGCATGGCTCCGCGTGATGCTGCCGTGGCGCGAACGAAGTACATCGCCACGGTGAGCAACCAAATCCTGCCGCTGCTCCGCGATACGTTTGGTGCGCAGTTCACGGCGCGGGAAGGCGACACACTGGTTGCGACCCTCGGCGATCCCGACAAGACGCCGGCAGAGAAGCAGGCGGTCCTCAAGGCCTTCATCGAACAGAAAAGGCGCGATATCGAGGCGTTGGCGCGGCAGACGGGGCAGGATGGCGGCGGCGTTCAGAAGCGGCTCAAATTCAACCCGGCGACAGGTGAGCTTGAATAATGCCCATCGAGGTTGAACTCCCTGATGGATCGGTAGCCGAGTTCCCCGATGGCACGTCTAATGACGTGATCAAGGGGGCGCTGCAAAAGCGCTTTGCCCCGAAAGTCGATCCGAACACAGGACAGCCTCCGGGCGTCCCCGAATACGTCCCGCCCGGCGTCGAAGGGTACGACCCCAAGACCGGCAACGTCGCTCAATACAGCAAGGGTAGGTCGGCGGCCATGGGCGCGGCTGACGCAACCACGTTGGGCTTCGGCGACGAACTCGCATCCTACCTTGGCAGCGCCATCAGCGGCGTTCCGCGCGATCAGGTACTCTCAGAAATGCGTGGCAACGCCAAGGCGGCGCAGCAGGAAAACCCCGGCTCATATCTTGCCGGCCAAGTCGGCGGTGGACTGGCGCAGGCGGCGGTGACCGGCGGTGCTGGCTTCGGAGCCAATGCGGCAAGGGCCGGCGGCACACTACTGAAGACGGCCATAGGCAGTGCGGCGGACGGAGCGCTGTATGGTGGCGCTTACGGTGCCGGGTCTGCCGATCGCGGAGGTACGGATCGTATCGTGGGGGCGTTGACCGGAGCCGGCGCTGGGGCGGCTCTTGGTGGTGCGATTCCCTATGCCACGTCAGGAATATCGAAACTTGTCCGCAGCCTGATAACCCCATTCTCCGCACCCGCAGAACGAACGGCGGCGGCTAGCCTTCTGGCCCAAGAGGGTATTCCGATCACAGCCGGGCAACGCACTGGTAGCAAGGTCCTTCGATATGCCGAAAGTGAGCTAGGAGGTTCCAAGGCGGCTGACATTATGGAAAAGCAGGGCGAGGCATTCACCGATGCCGCAATGCGCCGCGCCGGCGGCGCTGGGCGTGCTACGTCGGACAATATGGCTGATCTGTCATCCTCTCTCGGGAAGGGGTTTGAAGACATAGCATCGCGCAATTCACTTTCGGTAGATCAAGCTCTCGTCACCGACATGAATAAGGCCGCCCAAGACTATGCCGCTGTCCTCCCGACAGAGCAGAAGGCCATCTTTCAGCAATTGGGAAATGACATCGCGGCTCGGTTCAAGGCGGGGCAAGGCACCATCTCTGGCAGCGACTACCAGACCATCCGTTCGCGACTGTCGAGAATGGCGAATAGCTATAAGGCTCGCGATCCCGAGTTTGCCGGCGCGATCCGTGGGCTTCGCAATGCGCTGGACGACGGTATGGACCGGTCGATCAACCCAGCGGATAGAGGCGCATGGGCGGAGCTTCGCCGGCAGTACGGAAACATGAAAACACTCGAGAAAGCTATTGCCGGCGCCGGTGGAGAAGAAGCGGGGGCAGGCATTATTTCGCCAGCGCGGCTCAGGATGGCCACATCGTCGGGGAATCGGGGCGGCTACGCGAGAGGTGAGGGGGATTTCGCCGATCTCGCTAAGGCGGGGCAGGCGGTCATGACGCCGCTGCCAAACTCAGGAACCGCAGCGCGTGCAGCCGTCCGCAATCTTGGATTCTCAGCCGGCGGCGCTGGTGCCGGCTACATGACGACCGGCGATTACAAGGGGGCGCTTGCCGGCGCCGCCGCGCCATACGCCGCCGGTAAAATGCTCATGAGCGCACCGGTTCAGCACTATTTGGCAAACCAGCTTGCGAAGTCGGCTAGCAACCCTGTTCGAGAGGCAATTATTTCCGCCCTCTTGAGGGGTGGGGCGTTACCAGCAATTGAAGGCCGCTAACGCATCCAGCGCGGCAGGCGGTTGCCGGTGTATTCCATCATGAAACCGACGAAGCCGCCGCCAGTGATCGCGCCCAATGCAACAGAGTTCCAATTCAGGGGAACGTAGAGAAGATTCCCGATCCACAAGACCATTAAAAGCGCCAGCCCAAGCCAGTACGGCCAATTGCCTGTCCGATCACGCGGTGGCTCGTCCGCGTCATGCTCGATCTGCTTCCCCAAATCCCTGCCTCTTTCGTCCCCAGCTATCGAAAATGCGCGCAATTCTCAGGAGTTGCAAGGCTGTGGCTGGAATAGGGTTATCTAATCCGAGACTTTCGCCTGTTGGCTTCCAGGTCGGCATGGCACCGCTTGCAGTACCGATAGCCCTCTTTAGTGAGGCCGGTGTTGCCTTCCGAAAAGCTATGGCCGTTTCGGCAATGTGTTTTTGCGCGCTTCTTCGCGCCGCTCGCCAAGCCTCCAAGAGCCAGCCCCGAAAGATCATGCAGCTTCTCGCGTGCAATCACTTTCGCAAGAGGCAGCCCGCGCGCTGCTCGTTCGGTCACCGTGTCGGTTTTTACTCCGGCGATTTGAGCGAGATAAAGCGCACGGTATCGTTTGCCCTCTATCGATACGTAGACGGCGCGGCGCTGGTTCCGTTGCTGTGTCTTCCGATCTGCCCAGCGACAATTGTCAGGCGTGTAGTCCCCATCGTTGTCAATGCGGTCAAGGCTGTGCCCTTCAGGGCGCGGCCCCATGTCCTCGACAAACGCATGAAACGAATCCCATCGGCTGCAAATCTTGATCCCGCGACCGCCGTAGTCAGCCCACTGCTTGTACGTGCGGGTGAGGCACCGGCGACGCATCCCCCGCCAGACAGAATAGAGCGGATGAGGGTTCTTGAACGGCATGATGTGGCTCCTTTAAGCGCCACAAATCATAGCAAAAAATGCCAAGAAACGGAAGTGGAGAACTGAATTGCCCCGCAACGGATCAGGCATATATTCGTTACCAGCGCAATATCTTGCCGAGACAGGCCAGACCATCGAGGCGGTGCAGCACAACACGCCGCTGGAGGATTTGGCGGCAGATGCGAATAACGCGCGCCCTATCGTCGCTGGTGGCACGGGCGAAGCCACGGCGGTTGCAGCGAGACAGTCGCTCGGGGCCGGCGCCACTTCCGGTATCACAGACAAGGCAGCCGGAACCTACACGGCTGTAAAGAACGATTATAACCAGTTCTGGCGGGCAACGGGTGCCGTCACCATCAATCTGACCGTCGCCGCTACTCTCAAAAGCGGCTGGTGCATGTGGGTGCAGGCCGATGGCGGTGATGTAACGGTCGATCCGAACGGAACAGAGCAGATCAACGGCGCGGCCACGATCACCATTTCCGATGGTGGCTGGGGCCTCATCATCTGCACAGGGTCTGCATTCCGGCTGCTTTCGGTTGGCGATATCGACGCCATCAAGACTGCGCTAGGAATTGCGCCTTGGATTCCGGTCAACAACGGATCCCCGGTTACGGTTGACTTCGACACGATCACGGCGCCGGGGTGGTATTCCAGGCTTCTAACCTCGGATGCGTCGGGAACACACGGCCCCCCTGTCTACACCACGTTCTACTATGTCCAGGTGATTGAAAGCGCGGGCGGCAATCTCATTCAGATCGCATTTCCGTATCGGGCAACCACTGAAAAAACCTATATTAGAACGCGCTTTTCGGGCTCTTGGACTTCTTGGAAACAAATCGCTTACGCAGACGAAGTTTACGCTCCTAGCGGCACTGATGTTTCTGTCCCAGATGGTGGAACCGGCCGATCCTCGCACACTGCCTATGCAGTCCTCTGCGGTGGTACGACAACCACGGCAGCACAGCAGTCGATAGCGAGTGTCGGTTCCTCGGGGCAGGTGCTTACCTCGAATGGCGCGGGCGCGCTGCCGACATTCCAAAGCATCTCGGTTGACTATGGCGCTGGCAATGCCGCGCTCGGGCAGGGTGACGTGGGAACCTATACCTTCGCACAGGCAGTGGCGGCTGTTGGAACGGGATCAACAATAGCGGGCAGCAATCTCAAGCCGTCCTACGTGGCAAGCGCAGGTGGCGTGACGGCTTCTGCCACCGCTCTTTCTGGCACATGGCGGAACCTTGGCAACAGTGTTTCAGGGTCTACCAATTCCACGCTTTTCCTGAGGGTTTCATAATGATCGAGTTCCGCAACCCGACCTATAACGGCGTTGGCACCATCGACGTTGAAATCAACCACCCTCAACATGGCTGGATACCGTTCACTGCCTCTCCTGACGACGTGACCGAATACGGCCCTGCCATTTATGCACAGGCCATTCAGGGCGAGGTAGCGGCTTACGTGCCGCCTGATCCTGTCATCCCCGACCGCGTGACGGCGCGTCAGTTCAAGCTCCAGCTTCTACAGGCTGGATTACTGGCTTCTGTCGAAGGCTGGATCGCCACGCAATCGCAAGCCGTCCAGATCGTCTACGCCAATTCCGGCACCTTCGTTCGCACCGAACCGATGATGGCCGCAGGATTCGCCGCGCTCGGCTTCACGCCTGAGCAGGTGGATGCGTTCTTCACGGCTGCGGCTGAGATTTAGGAGGCCGCGATGAAACTCATCTCAAACTGGCTGGCCGTCTACGCCACGCGCATGGGTACCTACACGCCGACGCTCACCAGCGTAACGAACGTCGGACAGGGCGTCGAACAACTTGCCGAACAGCGTTGCGCAGTCCTCCCGGTCGAAATGGGTGAAAACCGACCCGAGCCAAATCAGGTCCATGCCCTTGGGAATGTTGAGTTCCGCCAGATTGGTGCTGGTCGGCGTCTCGATGCCGTTGAACGTGGCCGCGCAGAAGTCCGCGCCTTCCAGATCTGAAAAATAGAGCGTGGCGTCAGGGAACATGGCGCGGATATGACGCGCGTTGCGTCCGTAGCCACACCCGAAATCGAGGACCGTGAGCGGATTTTTTGCAGGGGCACTCATGAGCGCGCGAAGGATCGCCGCAGCGGCTTGCCGCCCGACAGACAGATAGGACTCCCGGCTCGTCCATGTGTCCTTCTCGTGCATGGTCATGTCGATTTCGGAAGAACTGTATTTGGACCATAGGTCCAGGGCCGCCGTCAGGTCCAAGTTCCGTCTCCATTCTTGCGAAGCGGCTATGTTGCAAATTCGGCGGGCGACGGCAATGCGCCAGCCGCAAGTCCCTGGCCCTTTCGCGCCACGGCGCTGAGACTTCCCTCTGAAAGGAACCGACGAATGAAAACCAGCCAGTTCGGGCGGGGCGAGATTGCGCGCCGCGAAGGAACGAAACTCAGCGCGTATCAGGACAGCAAGGGTGTCTGGACGATTGGCACAGGCCACACGTCGGCGGCTGGCGATCCCAAGGTATCCAAGGGCCTGAAAATAACCGCATGGGAGGCGGATCAAATTCTATCGCGCGACCTCGGGACCGTCGAGAACACGGTGAACGGCAATGTGCGCGTGCCGCTCAATCAGAACGAGTTCGACGCGCTCGCGTCGCTCGTCTTCAACATCGGCGGCGCGGCTTTCCGAGGCTCGACGGTCCTGAGGAAACTGAACGCGGGCGACAGGGCCGGGGCGGCTGACGCCTTCCTCGCATGGAACAAGATCACCAAGGGCGGGAAGAAGGTGGTGCTCGCCGGCCTTACGTCGCGCCGGCAGGCGGAGCGCCGGCAGTTCCTGAACAAGCAGATGCCGGAAGGCTCGTATCCGGCTCCACAGCCGCCCGTGGAGACGCCAAAGCCCGTTCCGGCTCCCGTCGAGCCTCCGAAGGCTCAACCCTCACCAGGGCCCGCCCCTGAGGCGAGCAGCAAGCATGTCGGCATCTTCGGCGCTCTCGTCCTTCTCGTCGGGGCTGTGGCCGCATGGTGGCACGACGCTTTCGGCTGGCTCGCCGCTCACTGGCCGTTCTGAAAGGAAGTCCCCATGTGGTCCAAACTGAAAGCCTGGTTCTATCACTCGGAAACGATCGCTTGGGCGCGCATTCAGGCGCTCATCGGCATCGCGGCTCAGGTTCTCACCTTTGTCGATCCGCAGATGGTCGTGGCGGTGATCCCCGTCGAGTACGCCAGGTATGCGAGCCTGTTCCTGCTCCTGAACGGGCTGGCGACGGAATGGCTTCGTCGGCGCGGCGACCCGGAGATGAAGAAATGACCGCCATCCTCGCCCTTCTCTCAACCGGCCTCGGCAAGGCGCTGGTGGCCGTCCTCGCCGGGCTTGTCGCCATCGCCAGTGCTTATCTCAAGGGTCGCCGGGACAAGGGAAAATCCGCCGAACTCGAACAGAAGGCCAAGGAGGCCGAAGCACGTGCCAATGAGATCGATCGCATCAAGCGCGCTGCTGGCGCTGCTCCTTCTGGCGGGGTGTCAGTCGATCCCAACAACCGCGACAACCAGCCGTGATGTTTGCCTGATCTGGTCCCCGCTGACCTACTCGGCATCGAAAGACACGCCGGAAACCGTTTTCGGCATCCGGCAGAACAACGCCAGGCAGCAGGCGTTTTGCAAATAGCATGGACTGAAAGGGCGGCTCGGGGACTGATGGCGGATGAAATGACCGGACAGGATGGCGATCTACGCAGCCGCGTGGTGAGCTTGGAGCACACCGTGCAAGGCAACGTCCAAAGGCTCGCTGCCATGGAGACGTGGCAGCGGCAAAGCGATCTGGCTGACGCCCGCAAGGAAGGCGAATGGAAAGCAATGAACGACAAGATCGACGCTGTGGGGTCGAAGGTCGACAAAATCTCCGACAGCCTGACATGGGTCGTCCGCCTGCTGGTCGGCGGCATCATCATGGCTGCGCTGGCGCTGCTGTTCAAAAGCGGCGTGGCGCCATGACCCGGCTCCTGTTCTTCGTCCTCAAGGCCCGCCTCCGGTTCAACATGTGGCGCTTCGGAAGCGTCTTTGCCTGCTTTGGGTAGGTCAATAACCCGTCCACGGCCTGATGATGCTCCATATCGCATATCCGGCAGCGTAGAGAATCACCGCCGGGAGGAGGAAGTTGACGACGCGCTGGCTTGCGGATCGGCGCATCGTCAATCCTTAGAGGGATGGGAGGGGAGGGGTTGCCAGCCGATCAGGTCATCATCGATGAACCAGTGCTGCCAAGCATCCCAATGATGGAAAGAGACGGCATCGGCGTCGGTCCCGCGCCATCTTGCCGGGTGGACGCACGGATAAACCCGCTTCGACGCGACAAGGATTAGCGAGCCATCCTTCGGGGCTGTGTCTATCGATTGCCAATCTGCCATGTCACGTCTCCTTAGAGGGAGGGGAGAGGGCGATCATTGCACGGCCGGCCGCGCCGAACCATTGCCCCATCGTTCCACCGCCGCCAGCGTGACCGAATTACCGTCGCCGTCGAATAGGTCGATCATGAGCGCGGGCTTGGCATCATCCTTCTGGCCGGCATTGCGGGCGATGGCCTGCAAGGTGCTGTCTGGCACGATGAGGATTTGCACCGGCAACTCTCCCAAGCCCTGCTCGACAAGATCGTTCATCCGGTCGCGGATGTCGCGGATCGTGGGGAACGTATTCTCTGTCTCTGCCAT